GAGGGAAGACTCGCAGTATCACGGCGCTTTCACGGGCCGTAATGCGGGGCGTCTCGTCCAGCCGCTCAACCTACCGCGACCTAAGCTAGACGCCGACCCCGAGAGCCTGATCGAGGCCATCGCTACGCGCGATCCCGACTGGCTGCGCATGATGTACGGCGACCCTATGCAATGCGTGGCCGACGCCCTGCGCCCCATGTTCATGGCGGGGGAGGGCAAGAACCTTTGCTCCGTCGACCTGGCGTCGATCGAGAGCGTAGGTATCGCGGCCATCGCAGGAGAGGAGAGCAAACTTGACCTATTTAGGCGTGGTGATGACCCTTACAGTGTGTTTGCTAGTGCTGCTCTTGGCCGTACAATCACTAAAGCTACTGATCCCGTGGCTCGACAGGAGGTTGGCAAGGTTGGAGAACTGGCTTTTGGATTTGGTGGTGGTGTGGGGGCTTGGCGCAACTTTGACGACAGCGATCGCTTTGACGATGATGAAGTAAACGGCTTCAAGAACGCATGGCGGCGCAAGCATCCCAACATCGCCCGCCCGCCGTGGGACCAGGAAGTGAAGGACGGCGAGGCCAGCGTGGGCCTGTGGTATGGCCTCCAGGACGCAGCGCACGAGGCTGTTCTGAAGCCCGGAAAACAGATCGAGGCGTTCGGGGTGAAGTACCAGGTGAGGGGGCGCTGGCTTGTCTGCACCCTGCCGTCCTCGCGCAACATCGCCTACTACGATCCCCGCCTCCAGGAAAAGGTCAACCCGCACACGGATCGGGAGGAGGTGGTCCTGACCTATATGAGCCAGAAGTCCGGCCACTGGCAGCGCATCGAGACGTGGGGAGGGAAGCTGGCGCAGGGCGTGACGCAGGCGACGTGCCGCGATATCCTGGTTCACGGCCAGCGTAGGTGCGACCCCGAAATGCCCGTCCTCATGACCGTCTATGACGAGATCGTGACGGAGGTGGACGAGGAATTAGGTGTTGATCTCCCGGTCGAGCGCCTGATAGAATTTATGGTAGGCGATCTTCCAGCCTGGTGCGCCCACTGGCCCGTCAAGGCTGAAGGCTGGTGCGGCAAGAGGTACAGGAAATAAATGGCTGCTCGCGGGTGTAAAATAAAAAAGGCTGAGTATCAGCGGCGCTGGCGAGCAGCTAACCCGGATAAGCAAAGGGAGTACCGCAAGAAATACAGGCCCGCGGCGAACGACGCACAAAAAGAATGGCGCGCGGCCAATGTAGAAAAAGTTAAGGCTTACAAGTTGGATTATAAATTGCGTAACCCCGAAGCGGGTGCGGAGTATTCGAAGCGATACCGGGCGGAAAAGCCAGACAATGTAAAGACAGCCTACCGCCGCTGGGTTCTAGCTAATCAAGACCGCGTTAACTACCTACGCGCAAAACGGCGAGCGGCGCAGCGCCAAGCTATGCCGAAGTGGCTTACGCTAGAGCAGCGTAATGAGATAGCTTCTTTTTACACACGAGCGCGGCGGGAGGGGAAACAAGTAGACCATATCATACCGCTTACGCATCGACGGGTATGTGGGCTGCATGTCCCTTGGAACTTACAGTTGTTAAGCAAATCGGAAAATTGTAGAAAGTACAACACATGGGAATGATTTCGAAACGAAAAGGTAAAACAGGTGAGTTAGAAGTGGCTGCGCTCCTCCGCGAGTACGGCTTTGAAGGCAAGAGGGGGGTGCAGTACCAGGGCGGCAAGGACAGCGCCGACGTCACCGGCCTGCCGGGTTTTCATATCGAGGTCAAGCGCACGGAGAAGCTGAACCTTGAGGCGGCCATGGCGCAGGCGCGAGCAGACTGTGAGGACCGGACGGTTAATACCCCGGTGGTGTTCCATCGTAAGAACAAGAACGATTGGGTTGTCATCCTGGACGTTCATGCGTTTTTGAACAGGGTAAAAGAATACGAGAAGCTGCGCGACATGCTGGTGAAGTCTTGCGAGCGCCAGGTAAACCTTCCGGTAGTGGTGAAGGACCAGCCGGAGGATAGCGACTGGGAACAACTGAAGGCGCAGTACCTAGCGGCGCGTAAGCGTGTTGCGGATTTAGAGGATGAGTTAGAAAACGCGCGGGACCAACCGACGAACAACTGGGAGGATGGTTTCTGATGGCGAAGCTGGACGGGGTTAGCAAGGAACTGTATCCGGGTGAAGCGGAGGGCGTGTTCCGCGACATGGAGCGCCGTCGCCGGGCCGCCGAGCGAACGAACTTCCGCATATCCAACGAGCGGTTCGTCGAACGCAGGGTGGCCTCGGGCTACAAGATCGTCTACAAGAACGTCGGAGGTTTCCGTGGATAGCTGGATCATCATAGGGCTGGCCCTCCTGTTCTGGCCGGTCATCGCCGCGTCGATCATCCTGACGGGGGTACTCGTCTGGTTCATGTGGCTGATCGCCCTCTCGACCATCAAGGGAATATGGGGTGACTTCTTTGGCCGTTAAGCGATATTTGTTCTCGTGCTTGCAGAACGATACTCCTCTGCATCGCCCGACATGGAACAACCTGCTGGCCTTGGCCAAGCACTACAACGCACAGATCGTCCTGTCGCGCTACGTCTACGACATGGCGGCGCATAACGAGAGCGGCAAGCCACGCATGAAGTCCGCCCGCGAGGAGCGTTCGTGGGCGCGGGACGCGATGCCCTACGTCATCGACGAGCGTATGCTCGTGGCCAAGGGTCTTGAGTGGTGCGGGGAACTGCAAATCCTGCCCACCGCACGCCGTCCGATCAGCGGCTTCGAAAGCTACACCGGGCGCAACTCGTGCGTCATCCCGCACCCCAAGGTGGCGCTGGAGAGCGTAGCCTCGGGCAAGCACGAAAGCACCAAGTTGATCTACACGACGGGCTGCGTCACCCGGAAGAACTATATCCAGAAGAAGGCGGGCCAGGTGGCGCAGTTCCACCACGCCTACGGCGCGCTCCTCGTGGAAGTGTCCGACCACGGGTGGTTCTGCCGCCAGATCACGGCCACCGAGAACGGCACCATGTACGACCTCGACCTGCGGGTGAAGGACGGCAAGGTGACGACGGGCCACCGCGTCGAGGCGATCGTGTGGGGCGATGCCCACGTCCGCAAGGCTGACCCGGTCGTGGCCAAGCTGGCATGGGCCAAGGGTGGTATCCTGGATACCCTGCGCCCCAAGCGGCAGGTATTCCATGATCTGCTCGACTTCCATTCTCGGAACCACCACGAGATCGGCAACGGCAGGATGCGTTTCCGGCGCTACGTTGGTGACCCGGAGGATGACTGCGTCGGTGCGGAACTGGACGAGGTGGCGGTAGAACTGGCCAAGCGCAGCCGCTCCTGGTGCGAGAGCATTGTTGTGGCCAGCAACCACGACGGCGCGCTGCTCAAGTGGCTGGACAGCGCGGACTACCGTAGCGACCCGCGCAACGCGTTGACGTTTCTCGATCTCCAGTCCGCGGTCTATCGAGCGGAGGCGGAAAAGGACCGTAGGTTCTCCGTGTTCGAACATGCTATGATGAAACGCGGCATCAAGGGCGTTAACTTCCTGCGGGAGGACGACAGCTATGTCATTTGTAAGGACGCTAATGGTGGGATTGAGCTTGGTATGCACGGCCATCTTGGCGTCAATGGCGGGCGTGGTTCTATGCTTGGTTTCGCCCGAATGGGCCGCAAGTCATTTATCGGGCATGGCCACCGCGCTGGCATCGTTGATGGCGTTTGGATGGTTGGTACTTCTAGCCTCCTCGATCTTGGGTACAACTCGGGGCCGGGAGCCTGGAGCCACACGTTCGGAGTAGCCTACCCGAACGGCAAGAGAGCAATGATGACTATTTACGGAGGAGAGTGGCGTGGGTAAATTGTGCAAGGATTGCGGAGCCCCGCAGGGGCATCATTCGTGGTGCGTCCAGTACGGGGTGGGCGACAGGATTGCCTCCGATCCTACGCCCGTGTGGCAGCAGCCTTCACGGGCTGGGAGCTACAACGTGATCTCGTCCCCGGCGCACTACGCCCGGTTCGCGATCCAGCCGATCGACTTCATTGAGGCCAATGGCCTGGACTTCCTTCAGGCCAGTGTTCTGAAATACCTCGTGCGCTTCCCGTTCAAGAACGGCGTGGAAGACCTGCACAAGGCGCGTGACATGCTGAACCGTCTGATCGCG